ACCACCCTGCCCAAAAAATCAGCAGGGTAGCCCTCAACGTGGCTCAATTTTCAGCGTGTAAACCTCGGAAATTGGCTCAATTTTGGTTGTGATTCAACACCTGGAAGCCCTGAACCTGTTTCCGGCCAAACCCGTGCGTACCCGCCAGATCATCGTGGAGGAGTACGCCGGTCGCCTGAACCTGCTGCCCACCAAGCCGCCTGGCTCGCCCGGCACTGTGGGTGAGCGCGGCAAGCGCAAGCTGCGCTCCTTCGTGATTCCCCACATCCCGCACGACGACGTGGTGCTGCCCGAAGAAGTCCAGGGCATCCGCGCTTTCGGCTCGGAAACCGAAATGGAAGCCATCTCCGGCGTGCTCGCCCGGCACCTGGAGACCATGCGCAACAAGCACGCCATCACGCTAGAGCACCTGCGCATGGGCGCCTTGAAAGGCGAAATCCTGGATGCCGATGGCAGCGTGATCAGCAACTTGTTCAACGAATTCCAGATCACGCCGCAGTCGGTCAACTTCGAACTGGCCAACGCCAACAGCGAGGTCAAGGGTCACTGCTACGACTTGCTGACCAAGATCGAAGACGCCCTGCAAGGCGAATTCATGACCGGCGTGCATGTGCTGTGCTCGCCTGAATTCTTCCGCGCACTGACCACCCACAAGGAAGTCAAGACCGCTTACACCAACTGGCAGCAAGGCGCGGTGCTGATCAACGATGTGCGCTCGGGCTTCACCTATGCCGGAGTCACCTTCGAGGAATACCGGGGCCAGGCCGCCTACCTGCAGGCCAATGGGGATCTGGGTACCCGCCGCTTCATTGCAGCCGGTGAAGCCCACGCCTTTCCGCTGGGCACAGTCGACACCTTCGGCACCTACTTTGCGCCGGCTGACTTCAACGAGACGGTCAACACGCTGGGCCAGTCGCTGTACGCCAAGCAGGCGCCTCGTCAGTTCGACCGTGGCACGGATCTGCACACACAGAGCAACCCGCTGCCCATGTGCCACCGCCCTGGTGTGCTGATCAAGCTGACCGCCTGATCCGATGCAAGTTGCGTTTGAGCGGGCAGTCTCGCGCCTGTTTGCACGGCTGGGGGTGCCCGGCACCTACCGGCTGGCCGATGGTCGTGAGATCGCCACGCGGTTCATCGCCAAGCAGGCTGATGTCGTCGAGTCCTTTGGTGACACCCGGTTGGTGTTGGCCACCCACCGGTTCGATGTGATGGCCAGTGAGGTGGCCAGCCCCAAGGAAGGCGAGCGATTCACGGTCAACAGTCAGACCTACCAGGTGGTGGGTGAGCCTTTGGCTGATCGGGATCGCTTGATCTGGACGCTGACCGGAGCACCGCTGTGAAGCTCATGGCGGCACTCACCGGCAATCTGGACCAGATGCTGGCCGATGAGGTGCGCATTGCCGAACAGGCGGTGACGCATTCCATCCGTGAAGCCACCGATGGTCTCAAGACCGAGCTGCGCAGCCAGATCACCGGTGCGGGCCTGGGCCAGCGCCTGGCCAACACCTGGCGCGGCGAGGTCTATCCCAAGGGACAGATGAGCATCAAGGCGGCGGGTCTGGTTTACAGCCGGGCACCAGTGGTGGTGGGGGCGCATGACCAGGGCGCCACCATCCGCTCCAAGGATGGGTTCTGGCTGGCGATTCCGTTACCGGCCGCCGGCAAGGGCCCACGCGGCAAGCGGATGACGCCAGGCTTGTGGGAGCGTATGCGTGGTCAGCGCCTGCGCTTTGTCTACCGCAAAGGCCAACCGTCGCTGCTCGTCGCAGAAAACCAGCGCGCCCGCCAAGGCCAGCGCGGTGGCTTCTCCGCTGCCTCACAAAAGGCTCAGGCCACAGGCCGAGGGCTCGTGACAGTCCCGATATTCCTGCTCGTACCCCAAGTGACCCTGAAGAAGAAATTCGACATCGACAGCAGCTCGCGCCGGTGGATCAGCACGCTGGCTCGTCGCATTGCCAACCGTTTCGATGAAGCCGACCGCAAAGGTGCAGTGTCATGAGCCAACGAGAAAACGCCATCGGCGCACTGTTCGCTGTGCTTGGTGAGTTGTCCCTCGGGGCTACGGTCAAACGCAACGCCGCGTTACCTGAGCGCGTGTCAGATCAAGCCATGGCCATCCTGCGCGACGGCGAGATGGGGGAGCCCGAGGTGTCGCTCTCGCCGCTGACCTACCACTGGCAGCACCAGGTGGCCATCGAACTGTTTGTGGCTGAGCCGGACGCCAGCGCGCGCGATGCCCGCATGGACGGCCTGCTGGTTGAGCTGGCCACCCTGATCGAAGCCGACCGGACGCTTGGTGGCGTCATCGAGTACGCCGAAATCGGCCCTCCCAAATTCGACGAACTGGCCCCCGATGGCACCAGTGGCATCAAAGCCTGCCTGTTGCCCGTGGTCTTGTACTACAGCAGCTCCGGGCCGCTGAACTGACGCCGCTGAGCTGATCCGTCGAAGTCCATTTCGACACCCATTCATATCCATTTCCGTAAGGAGTCATCATGGCCCGTGCCTACGGCGCGAACGCCAGCCTCTTGGCCGCGTTCGAAACCACCTACGGCAGCAACCCAGTGGGCGACTACTGGAAGCTGCCTTTCGTCTCCACCACCCTCGGCTCCGAACAGGGGCTGATCGCCAACGACCTGATCGGTCTGGGCCGCGACCCCAGCGCCCCCATCCGCGATGTCATCAAGGTCGAGGGCGACATCGTCGTGCCCATCGATTTGCGCAACATCGGCATGTGGCTCAAAGCCCTACTGGGCAGTGCCACCACCACAGGCACCGGCACGCTGACTCATACCTTCATTTCTGGTAAGTCCAGTCTGCCAAGCATCAGTTTGGAAACCGGCTTGCCTGATATCCCCGCCTGGTTTGTCGCTTCGGGTGTCATGGTCAATAGCTTGCAGGTGGGCTTTGCCCGCTCTGGTGCAGCGAATGCCACTGTCGGATTGATTGCGCAAGGTGAAACCAAGCAGGCCGTGAGCCTGGACACAACGCCAACGACGCGCGACATCCTGCGCTTCAACCAGTTCCAAGGCTCCATCAAGAAGGGTGGCACCGCTTTGGGAAATGTGGTCTCCGCGCAGCTTACGTACTCCAACAACCTGGAGCGCATCGAGACCATCCGTTCGGACGGCAAGATCGATGGCGCCGATCCCACGGTGGCGAGCCTTACTGGCAATCTGGAGGTCCGGTTTCCCCATGGCTGAACGCAATCTCTCCATCCGCCTGTCCGTCATCGACGGCGGAAAGGTCAAGGCCGAGCTGTCTGAAATCGGCGAGAAGGGGGAGCGCTCGCTCAAAAAAATCGAGGCGGCGGCCACGCCGGCATCCAGTGGCCTCAAGCTCCTGTCCAGTGCAGCCAATGATGCCAAGTTCCAGCTGCAGGCCGCCACCGACCGGCTCGGTATGCTGGGCTCGGTTCTTGGCAAGCTTGGGCCAGCAGGCCTGATTGCCGGTGCTGGACTCGCTGCCGTGGGCATCGGCATTACCGCCTTGGTCCTCCCGGTGGCCAACACCGCCGACGAGCTGGCCAACCTGGCGCAAAAGACGGGGGTTTCGGTTGAAGCCCTGTCGGCACTGACCTATGTGGCCCAGATGTCCGATACCGACTTGCAGGGCCTGGTCAAGGGCCTGCAGCGTCTATCGGTGGCCATGTTCGACACCCAGGTCCAGGGCGAAGAGGGCAGCGCTGCACTCAAAGCTTTGGGCGTCTCGGCGGTGGATGCGTCGGGCCAAATCCGGCCCACTGAGCAGGTCCTGCTCGACCTGGCTGACAAATTCGCCGACATGCCCGACGGGGCCGACAAGGCGGCGCTGGCCATCAAGCTCTTCGGCAAGGAAGGCATGAGCCTGATCCCCCTGCTCAACCAGGGACGCGCAGGCATCACCGCCTTGATGGAAGAGGCCGAACGCTTTGGGCTGGTCATCAGCAGCCAGACCGCGCAGGCAGCCGAACTCCTGAATGACAACCTGGACCGTCTGCGCGCCATGCTTGAGGGCGTGCAACGCCAGATCGGTGCCGCCGTCATCCCGGTGCTGGCCGACTTCACCGAGCAGGTGATCTTGGCCCAAGGCGAGACGGGCAGCTTCAGCAACGAACTGCAGCGCATCACTGCCAACCGGGAGGCCACGCTCGCGTTTCTGGAGTCGGTGGCCTCGGGTCTGGCCTTCATTGCCGAATCGGCCGTGCTGGCCAAGCGCGTGATTGCCCAGCCTTTTGACAGTCTGTTGGTGGTGGGCAAGGACATCGAGACCTGGTTCAAGACCGAGGTGCTCAAGAGCGCCAAGAATTACGGCTTCAACGCGCTGGCGGTGGACGTAGAAATCGCCAAGCTCAAAGCGGCCCGTGACGACTATGTGCGCGCTGCCAACGACCGGCTCTTCAACATCAACCAGAACCCTGGTTATGTGGACCGGGTGCAGAAATTCTTCGACGAGCAGCGCCGCACGGTGCGCGTCATGGGCCAAAAGTTCGTGCTGGACACCGAGGCGCAGGCCAAGGGCGGATTCAAGTACGAAGCGCAACACGGTTTAACGAGGCATGAAACACCTCGTGCGGGGTCTTGAATCCCAGCCGCTTTCTGGGCCGGTGATTCAATCTGTTTTCGATCATAGTCAACTCCTCAT